GCGAAAGGGGTCCGGTGATCTTCCCGGCCTTCAAAGCCGGCGATTCGGTCCTTCGCGGGTCGAATGGTGGGTTCGACTCCCACACGCTTCCGCCAACCCTTCTGTTTGCCGCTACTTAGCCGCAAACTTTAGTACTGTATTGATTGAACGTAACGATTGGACTGCTCCGAGGCTCTCCATAGCGTCGCGCTGGCTTTGTGGAATCGCGTGCGTGTAGATTCGCAGCGTTGTGGCGATGTCGGCGTGACGCATCTGCCTTTGTAGGACTGACAGCGGAGCATTCGATTCACACAGCTCCGTCGCCAGCCCATGTCTAAACGCATGAAGCCCGGTATCCTCACTTGGAATACCTAGATTGCGAAGGACGGGCTTGAGCCCGCACTTCACAACGTTGTCGCGTGACCGAGGCCGCAAGCCGTTCCGCGTGGCGAACAGGATGCCGCCTTGGTTTGGTGTCCACTGCCGGATGTAGTTCCGAAGAACTGCTTCTAACGCGGTTGGCATCGGCAGCAAGGCAACGGAGGCCTTCGTCTTTGGCTGGCGAATCTGGCGCGTGTTGTCGTCCGCTGATTTGTTGACGCGCACAGTCTTGCTTTCAAAATCCAGGTCATCAATCGTTAAGGCTAGTATTTCCCCGGCGCGGCAACCCGTGAACCATGCTACTGAAAACAGCGTCTTGAACGGCTCTTTCGCCGCTTCGATGATGAGGGCTGCCTGCTCGCGAGTGAAGAAGGGAACAGGCGTCTCCCGCGTCGTTGAGCCAAGCTGTAGGTCAGAAAATCCAACCTTCTGAACGCGCATCCCGCAGCGTTCCGCATACCTAACAACTGCGAAAACGGCAGCCAGCACGTTGACGGTTGTCTTGCCTGAGAGGGTCTTTCGTAGGTCGGTCGCAAATTGCTGTATCTGGTGGACGCCGAGTTCGTTCAGGGCCAATTGCCCAAAACGCGGCACGATGTGAACGCGAAGGAATGACTCTATCGCCCGGACAGTGCCAGGAGACAGGTTGGGCGCAATAGCTGAACGCCATTTACTGACCGCGTCGGCGAACGACTGGCCTTTGGGAATAGGGGCGATACTGCCCCGTTCGAGGTTGACCTTCTCCATGATTTGAGCAAAGGAACGGCGAGCTGACCGCTCCGATGTCGTGTTGAGGTTCCCCAAGAACTGCTTAACCTGTTTGGTTCTCATCGACCCGTCCGGGTTGGCCGAATCGACGTAGTGAACGCAGTACATGCCGCCGTTCTTCTCCTTAACGAAACAGCCCTTCTGGAACCGCCTTCGTGGCACAAAACCTCTCTTGCCAGTAGCGGGCGGCGTTGCAGGGCTGTTTTCTAACGGTTCGGCTGTGGATTGCAAGGGCGTCGTCATGCGCCCAACGGCAGTGTTAGGGGTCTGCGGGCAGAAAAATACACTGCCAGCAACTTTTACAAGGTCTTATACAAAGAAAGCACTTGAAATGGTCTTATCGGCCTGATAGAGTATTTGAAGCGTTCAACTTGCCTCCGTTCGGCGTCCTGCCGGACGTTCTCCAAAATAGCGCAACTTTCAAAGGGAGAACTATCTATGGCCAAATGTAAGCACGGAGTTTACCAAGCTCGTTACTGCTCGCTTTGCAATCCCAAAGTTGACAGTGATATAGCGGCAAGAGTTGACCTCAACAAAGTCGAGCGTAAGCCAAAACGCAATCCCACGCTCTCATCTCGTTTATTCGCAGCAAAGCAACTTGTTTTGAAGCTCGAGCGTGCGCTGGCCTTGCGTCGGCCCGCGGCACAGCTCGCGGAAGGGGGTGCGCAATGAGCGCTCTCCTGACATTTGAACAAGCGGAACAAGTCTTGCCCGAGGAAGCAAAATTGGACGTGATGCTTCTCATGCTGAATCGGTACGGCCAAGATTGGGACGAAGCACTGGCCGAAGACGCAAAGCGAACCGAGCGGGCACTTCACCGCGTGTGGGACGAAGCGTTGTCCGAGAACCACTGGCGAACGAAGGGCAGACCGTGGGCTTTAGCAGTTCAGTCCCAGTTTGAGGAGCATGAGCTGTTAACGGCAAAGATGAATGCTGACCCGATGTTTCGTCTACTCACATACGAAGCAGCAGACCTAGCAAAGAGGTTAAAGAAGCGCAAGAAGGCCGCCTAGCTACCCGCGCTGCCGCAGCATTAGCCATGCTGCGGCGGCGTTTGTTCCGACCTCGCAAGTTGCCAAAATCCTTGTCGTCCGAATTGTGTGGACGCATCTGTAAGAGGCCGCGTAAACTTGTAACACTTACTTTACGAAATAGCAGTTAGCGAGCTCTGGCAAGCAGTACCATTCAGCCGGGCCGCACTCCAAAACCAATTCAACGTCATCCCTGCGTTCAGGGAAAGAACTTTTAGAAGGAGAACCTATGCGAGAACCCCGCTTCACGTATTCCGACAATCAAACGCACGCTGCAATCCAACTCATCATTTCAAATTTTAGCTTCCTGCTTGACCACAAGCTGTCGGTCACCAGCGAGCAAGCTCTCACTTGGCTTGACCTCTTTCCTCCGGACATCATCGAAATCAGCATGAAGATTGGAGCCGCTTGGCACCGCCGCCAGCTCGTCAAGGAAGCCAACAAAGAAATTCCCACACAGAATTACCAGCAGGAAGAAATCGTTGTCCGCTACATGAGCTCCGTGATGCGGAACAAGTATGAAGAACGGCTTCGCTACGACCAAGTGACTCGAGGCCGCTCGTGAAGCGAAAACCAAACAACTGGGGCGACATGCTCAAGGTCGTTTCCTGCGTCAATCATCCTGAGCTTGACGACGTGCATTGCAGATGGCTGATGGGGCTCGCCCTCTCGGCGTCAAAAACTGGCGAGCATTCATATCCTGGATACGCCGCGCTCTGCCAAAGGACTGGCCGGAAATTTGACCGCCAACGTATCTACTCAAATCATCTCGAGAAACTTGGGCTAGTTGAAATCGTGAAAAAGGGAAATGGTCCGGGCGCTGCAAACGTGTACCGAATCTGCTTGGAGCATGCCGCGTTTCCTGATGACTACATTGGCCTCAATTCTGACAATCCCACTTCCTATGGGAAGGGGGATACGCTAAGCAATCCCACTTCTGTAGTCAAGGGGGATTCAGCAAGCCAATCCCACTTGTCGGCTAGAGAATCCCACTTGTTTTCCCAATCAATCCCACTTGTTTTTGGAACAATCCCACTTGCCGAGGGAAGCGACTATCCTAAGACTTTAGCCTTAACACCCATACAAGAACCCAACTACACCAGCCAGGTGGCCGAGTATTCTCGTGTGGGCACAAAGGCTAAAACCTCCTTAGCCGAACGTGAAGAGCTGCTTGCTGTTTTTACCAAGTTAGAGAACGAAGCCCCGAATACTACTTCGTTTCAGGACAGGCAAATTGACAAACTGATTGAGGAATATGGTTTGGAGAAATGCTGCCAAGTAATGCGACGCGATTTAAGAACGTCAGCCTTCCGAACTGACAAGAAGGGAAAACGAACCGAGCTTCCTCTCTACCGCTTCATCAAAAACTTTACCCGCTTGCTAAAAGAAGTTGACGTCACGACGCGAGTTCCGCTCAAAAAGGAAATCATTGCGGCCACCAACGAGCAAGCGAAGAAGAATCATAACGAGCTGTTCACCGACCCCGAGCCAAACAACGAACCTAGCGCAGAAGACTTCGTAACATCAGAAACGCAGATGAGGAGCAAACAATGAGCGTATGGCAAGAATTAGCTGCCAAGATGTTTGTGAAGAGTGCAAGGCAAAGAGCTATCTCCGGCGACGGACAGTTCATGCTCCTGTCGAAGTGCCCTAAGTGGTGGAAAGTGCTGCTCTTCCCAACCGAGGAAGCACGACGCGAGAAATACAACGAGTGGGCACAGAACGGCTGTGGGACAGGCTGCAACCTCAGTCACGACGTTCGACGGCTGACGTTCCCCGCCCAACCCGAAAGCAGGCCCGCGTTCCGGAAACCATTTGAAAAGGAACCAAACTCTCCAAAGATACCTAGCCTAGTTGACGTGCTGAAGGAGACACAGCAAGTCACGCAGGTCCACTTCCACAAGAGTGAGTACCCAAAGCGATGAACGAGTACAGACGCCTTCCGAATGGCACGCTTCTCTACTTAGGAAATCTCCACCGCGCCACAACGGCGGAGTCACTAGCGATGAGCTTCCAACGCCTCGGCGTGTACGTGCCGACAGAGCATATCGACATCCGGCAAAGGAATAAGGTTTCGCACGCCATCGTGAGCATCCCATCCGAAGCGGTGGCCAACATGGTCAACGCGCTACTAGCAAAGAAGCCCGACCCACAGTTCCGAGTTCCAATCGCGCCGGTCACACCCTCACGAAAACGTGAGGCGGAACAGGCAGAACGAGACACAGCGGTTGGCTGGCCAATTCCTGGAGTAAAGCAAGACAACGACATTGGCGAGGACTGCCTGTAAGCATGCTGCTCCGTGCGTTAACAGCCCGCTCCTGCAACGAACGGGCGTGAGCACAGCAACGCAACATGGCGGGCGGCTACAGCGACGCAAACAGTCGGACAATCGACGCAACAATCGACGCAAACAGTCGACAATCGGCGAGGGTGTTCCGAGGAATGAGGAACAGGCATAGCCCCTCCGAACTCGTTTGAGGCGAGGCGACGTTTACCGCCTGCTCGTCAAATTTTTGTGCACGACCAAAATAATTGGACATCGCGACACGATTGGCAGAGTTGGGAAATAGTTTATGGCTAAAGAGCGCACGTTACAGGTAGTTGAGAAGGACTTGCGGCGAGTTCGGAGAGCGGAAAAACGCATCCGGCGAGACTGGAATTCCATCCATCGCTACTTAGCGAAGAACGGCGGCGTGGAAGGATTGCCGAAGAAGGGCGCTCCGGTCGACGCGGTGCTGGCTGAGTGCGGCGGGAAGCCCCCGAAACTTTCCACCTATGTTGGGCTGCAACGGGAAATCTCCAAGTCGCTAAAGATTTGTGTAGCCGAACTGAAGTCGCTCGAAGCCGAGAAAGTTGCCCTGGCTCTCCAAGTAGCCGAGACGAAGGACGAATATAGCTTGTGACGTTCATTGAACAAGCCGATGCCTACCGCGCCGACGTTTTGTCGGGCCGCATCCCTGCGTGTGAGTGGGTCAAGTTGGCCGTCAAGCGCGCAACCGACGACCGAGCAAAGCAGGCCGAGGATGGATTCCCGTTCCGCTTTGACGCCGTTCAGGCAGAGCGTGTTTGCAAATTTCTCTCCCTGCTGACACACATTCAAGGTCCTCTCGCTGGCGAGCGCATCAAGCTCGAGCCCTGGCAATGCTTTGTTCTCACCGAAGTATTTGGCTGGCTATGGAAGACGACCGGAACGCGGCGATTCAAGCGAGCCTATCTAGAAATTCCCAAGGGAAATGGAAAGACCATCCTCGCGGCTGGCGTGGCGCTCTATCTGATGTGCGCTGACCAAGAAAAGGGCGCTGATGTTATCGCGACGGCCAGCTCGTTTGAACAGGCTCGTTTGTGCCTTGACACGGCTCGCAACATGGCATTGAAAGACCGTGTGCTGTGTTCAAAGTTTGGCCTAGAAGTTCTTGCACACAAAATCACGCAACCTCAATCAACGAGTAAGCTCCGCGGCCTGCCCGCCAAGGGCTCCGCTACTGAAGGAACATCGGTTCACGGCGCTGTGCTGGACGAATTGCACTTAGCTAAGACCAGAGGCCCGTACGACTCGCTGCGAACAGCAACTTCTAAACGACCGCAAGCCCTTCTGGTAGCAATCACAACGGCTGGAAATGACGTTAGCGGAATCTGTTTTGAAGTACATACGCACGTCGAAGAAATTCTTTCAGGCGTAAAGGTTGACGAGTCGTTCTGGGGCTGCATCTGGACGATAGACGACGCGGATGACTGGAGAGTCGAAAGCTCTTGGCGCAAGGCCAATCCGAATTGGGGAGTTAGCGTTGACGCTCAGGGCTTGCGAGAAGAATTTGGCCGTGCGCTACAGCTTGCCTCGATGGAGGAGGGCGCAAAGCAAAAGCACCTCAACATCTGGAGCAATGACCTTGGCGAGACGCCGTTCCTGAAGCTCGAAAATGTTCGCAAATGCTACGACGCAAACCTTGTGGACGACATGCAAGGCGAAGTCGCGTTGGGGCTCGACTTAGCATCGAGATTGGATTTGACCGCAGTCGTTCGCCTTCACGCCAAGCGAATACAAGACCAGTTGCACTACTTTGCATTCTGCCGGGCTTGGCTGCCAAGTGAGACAGCCTCGAACGCGAGGAATGCTCAGTACCAGGCTTGGATGAAAACCGGATTTCTAACCGAAACGCCCGGAAGCATTGTTGACCTAAGTTATGTCGAGGACCAAGTTGGTGAAGTGCTGGGGAGGCATCGCGTCCGGCAGATAACTTTCGACCCTCTCCAGAGCAACCTGCTTGTGACGCGCTTAATGAAGCAGCATCCCGAGCAAAAAGACGCATTTGTGGAGTTCACGCAGTCAGGGAAATATTTCACACCGGGCATGCTACTGCTTGAAGAGCTCGTCGCCGATGGTCGGTTCCACACAAACTCTCCTTTGCTGGTTTGGTGCCTGGCAAACCTTCGATGCAAGAAAGGATTCGGTAATTTGATGTTTCCGATGAGGCCAAAAGATGTTGCACAGAAAATTGACGGAGCCGTCGCAGCGGTGATGGCCCTAAGCGCGTGCAGCACAACCCCGCTGGATGAAAGTACTTCGTCAGTGTACGAGGAACAAGGCATCACGTTTATTTAGATGGCCAACCGCGCCCTAATGAAGTGTCGCGTCGCTGGCTGCGAGACGCTGGTGACTACAAAGTATTGTGGGAAGCATCAGCACGACAACCCGCGAAGCAATCAAACAACTAACCCTTGCTACCTAACTACAGCGTGGCGGAAGTGTACTAAGTGGATTCAGAATCGAAATCCCGTCTGCCAGAAAATTAACAATGGCGTTCAGTGCATGCGGCTTTCAACCCTCACCCACCACTTGATTAGCCCTCGCGTTGCACCCGACCGATTGCTCGACCCAACGAACCTCGTTGCTTTGTGCGCTCGCTGCCATCCAAGGGAAGACACACCAAACTGGAAGCCTGGCATCGACTTCGTTCCTACCGAGTTCTCCATCTCCCTGTAAAGCCGTAACACCTCACAAATAATTGTGAGGTGCTTTGTATGGTGACTGCTATTGCTGTCGTTGTGTCGCTGCTTGTCGGATTTGGTTTGGGTCGCGTCAAGAACGCTGCCAAGTTGAAGTCCGTATCTGCTGTTCTGAAGTCCGCTGAAACCAATGTTGGCGTCAAGGTTGAGTCTGTAATCGCCGCCATCCGCGCCAAGCTGTAAAAACTCGTCACATATTTCCAGTTGATTTGACTAGCAACACCAACTTTCAAAAGAGGTTAACGAATGTACACGAACTCAGCAGCTTTCTCCCCTCGGGGAACGACCATCTCGTATGAATCCAACCCCTCAGTTGGCTTCGTGCTACTGGCCGAAATCAAGGAAATCAACTTCAGCGGAGCCAAGTACGACCTCGCTGACGTGACGAACTACGAGTCGGGCAATTTCCGCGAGTGGCTCACCACTTTGGCGGACTCCGGCGAAGTGTCGTTTACCGGGAACTATATCCCGAGCGACGCATCGCAGGCCGGTCTTCTCGGCTTCTTCAACGCCGGGACGCTCCTCTCTTGGCAAGTGACGTTGCCTGCTGGCGCAAACGCCTCGCAGCCCATCACTTTCAAAGCATACGTTTCCTCCATGGAGCACAACCTGCCCCTGGACAAGGAAGCGACCATCACCGGTAAGCTGAAAATCACTGGCGCTGTCGCGGGCTTCTAAGAGCCTAGATGAGCGTTATCAGCAAACTCGCGGGGATTCTTGGCTACGAGCAACGCTCGTCGCTTGAGAATCCCCAAACTCCCTTGTCATATCCAGCAGAATGGTTGCTGGATATTTTCAACGGAGGTCGCACGGATTCAGGCATCCGCGTCAGCGAGCTAACTGCGCTTCAAACAAGCACAGTTCTCGTCTGCGTCAACTTGATTGCGAACGCTGTCTCATCGCTGCCGCTCTATGTTTACGAGCGAGCATTGCGAGATGGCCGACCCGGCAAGAAGATTGCATTTAACCACCAACTCTTCGACCTCCTAAATAGTGAACCGAACGACGAAATGTCTTCGCCCACTTGGCGTCAAACGGCGATGGCTCACGCGCTGCTTTGGGGTAATCACTATTCCGAAATTCAGCGCAGCCGAGAAGACAATGCCGTTGTGTCCATCTGGCCGCGCAACCCAACTCGTTGCCGACCCGTTCGCACGCTCGAAGAAGGCGTGGTACAGGGCAAGGAAGTCCAAGTCGGTAGCCTCGTTTACGAGGTCACGGAACCGCTTGTCGGTTCGCAGATTACCGGCACCGATTCTGTGGACGACAAGACTTTAACGAAGCGCATCGTCCTCGCCGACAACATGATTCATCTTCAAGGGTTGTCGCTCGATGGCCGCGTTGGCCAGGACACAGTAAATTTGGCACGGCAAGCAATCGGCCTGGCGCTGGCTACGGAAAAGTACGGCGCGAAGTTCTTTGCTAATTCAGCACGACCCGCAGGAATTCTGAGCACGCCTGGCGCAATGACACCCGTCGCTCGCGAGAATGTCAAGAAGTCATGGGGCGAAGCACATGGCGGCGAGAACACTCACAAGACCGCTCTGCTTGAGAATGGCCTCACTTTCACAAAGATTGCCTCCACGATGGAGGAAGCGCAGAACATCGAGACGCGGAAATTCCAGCGCGTAGAAATTGCAAATGTGTTCAACGTGCCTGCCCGCCTTGTGGATGGCGACGAGCACGCCGCACGGTCAACCGCGGAACAGAGCGGCATCGAATTCTTGAATTTCTGTATCAACCCTTGGCTTAACAAACTTGAGCACGAACTGAAGCGCAAGCTCTTCCCGAAGATGGGTCGAAGCTCTGGCAAATACTTTCCGAAGTTTGACACACGGCAACTGCTTTACCCGGACGCTGCTTCGCGTTCAACGTTCTACGGGTCCGGTAAGCAGTGGGGATACCTCACCACAAATGACATTCGCGAACTGGAAGGCTTGAATCCGATTGAAGGCCCAGCAGGCGACATGCTGTGGAGACCTTGCAACGTAGTTGATTCCAGCACGGAAGCCCCTGCACAAGCAGCCGCGACACCTGCGCCCACTCCTGACGCCGAGGTGAAGCCATGAGCAACCTCATAGTTCTACCCGGCCAAACCATCAACGAACCTGTGGATGTGGAGACGGCCAAGAATTTCTTGAGAGTGACAACTGACGCGGACGACACGCTTATCGGCGTGTTGATTACCGCCGCCCGCGAAGTCGTTGAGACGTTTACAGGACGAAGCCTGGCGAACAAACAGTACCGCCAGAGTTTGGATTCATTTCCATATTTCGTTGATTCGGCTCTCTCACAGCAAGCGTATCCGCCGTCGTACTACTCGCTGCCGAGCTACAGCACGACGATGTGGAACTACAGCCAGATGATTAAGCTGTTCGCGCCTCCGCTTCTAAGTGTGGACGCGGTGAAGTACATCGCCACGAATGGAACGCTCACGACTATCGACCCGGCAAACTACATCGTCGATTCAGCAAGCGAACCGGCACGCATATTTCCTGGACCCGCGGGCGGCAACTGGCCGTCATGCTTGTACGTCCCGAACGCGGTTCAAATCAACTTTACCAGCGGTTACGACACAGACCCGTCAGTCGGGCCTGGCGTGCCCAAGGGCATCGTGATTGCAATTTTGATGTTGGTCGCTGGCTACTACGAAAACAGGGAAGCGCAAGCGCCCGGTTCATTCAGCGAGTTGCCCAACCATATTCAACAAATTCTTTGGTCGCATCGTGTGTTGGATTTCCAACCCACGAGAGGGTAAGGCATGGCACGCAATGAAGTGGGGATACGGGCAGGCAGTTTGCGTCAGAGGGTCGAGATTGTCCAACCTGGGACAAGTACAGACTCCTTTGGCGGAACGACGCCTGGCGGCGGTGCGAGTCTCGGAACAGTCTGGGCCAGCATTGAAGCCCTCACCGGACGTGACGCCCTTGCAGCCCAGTCATTTACCAGCATCGGAACGCGCGTCATAAAAATCAGATGGATGGCCGGCGTTCTTGCAAAGCAGCAAGTGAAGTTTGGGACGCGAACATTCCAGATTGAGGCTGTACTCAATCCAGATGAGCGGACAAAAGTTTTGAAGCTCTTATGTGTGGAAGTGAATGACTCTTCGCAGCAGAACTAGCGGTAATCGATGTGCTTGGCGTGCTTGCGATTGTTGCAGCCGCGAGGACCGTGACAGAGCGGTTGAATGTTTGAGATTGAGTTCCGACCTTGCTTGGCAAGTGGCTTGACGTGGTCCGGAACGAGTTTGCGGCCCAAGCGTTGTAGTTGCTTTTCGGAGAGCTTGCAGCAGAGGCACTTGAATTTGTACTTCGCCTTGAGAATGAGCCACTCGGACGCTGTGTAGGAACCGCCGCCATTGTTGGCACGGGCGCGACGGCGATTTCCGACAGCGCAGGACGCTTCAGGATTTCGTTCGCGCCAACTGCGATTTTGAGCAGCGGCCCGTTCGGGGGTGAAGTAGGCGATAGCGGCGACCACCGCGACGGCTGTTTATCTTTGCGCGACCCGGATTACGTTTGTACCAGTCACGGACTTGTTCCTTAACGCGCTCCGAATTGCGTTTGTAATAGAGCCGATTGTACTTTTTGCGGTCGAAAGCCATGCAGCAAGTATCCGGCTGGCCGTCACAAATTGATGCCAGTACGGAAGTACTAGAGAACCGAGGTCGGAAAATGGAAGAGCGAAGCATTCGCGTAGAAGTCAGAGCAGCCGCGGACGACCCCAATTCAATTGAGGGCTATGCAGCCGTGTTCGACAGCTTGTCCGACGACCTGGGCGGCTTTCGCGAAGTCATTAAGCCGGGCGCGTTCAAGCGCGCGCTGGCTGAAAGCGGCGACATTCTTTGCGTTGTTGACCACGACCGCTCCAAGTTGCTCGGACGAACCATGTCCGGAACCTGTCGCGTTACGCAGGACGACAAAGGTCTTTTCTTTCGCTGTGCCATGCCAGATACGCAGCTTGGCCGCGACATGCGGGCGCTAATTGCTCGCGGGGATTACTCGCAGTGTTCATTCAAGTTTGGGATGGACCCCGATGACGACGAAGCTGAGGACTGGGCTGAAGGCACCGCCGGAATTGTTCGAACGATTCGCTCTGTTGCTCGTCTTGGCGATGTCAGCACTGTTCTTACACCTGCATATCGCTCAACGTCGGTGGCAATCGTTTAATGAGTCTCTTAGAAGGCATTTACGCAAGGTTGGCCGCTGACGCTGGAATCATAGCATTGAGCGCGGGCGTCTACCCGGCGCTTGCTCCAAAAGAGAGCAGCCTACCGTTTGTTGTTTACTCGCAAGTTGGCGGGGCAACGGTTAGCAGCCTTGATGGCGCGAACCGCTTGCAGAGCGCGCGGCTGCGTTTTAGCTGCTATGGAACGGCGTATGCCGACGCAAAGAAGCTATCCGCCGCTGTGAAGTCGAGCCTAAATGGATTAGCCGTCACATTGTCCGATGGGACTAAGGTCGAAGGATGCTGGCTGGAATTCGAAACAGATGACAGCGAAGCCGACCTGCAAGGGACCGTGTTCGCGTCTCACGTGGATTTTAACTTGATGTTCGTAGACGTAGCTTGAGGTGTCGCGTGGAAATTGAACTGAGTAATTTTCAAGAACGAGCAATCCCGAAGTCATGCCCGGCAGCGATTCGCGCCCGGATAGAAGCGGTGCGTGCGATGCAGGCAAACCGGACGGCGAAGGCTGAAGTTCTTAGCGTCGAGGCAGATGCAGAGACGCTCAAACAAGTTTGCTCAACTTTAGAGTAGGGCAATAAACGCAGGTCACGTTGGTTCTTCGGTCACACGCCTCACGGCGTTCCTCGGACGTAACCCCAACACCGCGTATTTCAACGAGGTGAAAAGGAATATGTCCAAATTAGCTGAACTACGTGAAGCCCGCCAAAAGGCACACGCGGACCTGTCGGCAACGCTCGCGCTAACCCCCAGCGTCGAGAACAACGAAAAGGCCCGAAAAATGATTGACGAAATCAACCGCTGCAAGGTTGAAATCGACAAGCTGGAAACTCGCGGCCTGTCCACCGTTGGTGATGCTGTGAAGGGCGACAAAGACGTTGAATTCCGTCGCGCCTTCCAAACGTACCTCCGCCAGGGCGAACGGTCGTCCGCGGAAGTTCGCAACATCCTGACGGCCCAACGCGATGGCGTTATCGAAGGGAATCTCGGAAGCCATATCGGAACGTATTCCGACTTGGGCTACTTTGTGCCCACGGGCTTCGTGAACGCGCTCGAAATTGCCGAGAAATTCTACTGCGACATGGTTGGCAAGTGCGGAAGCATCTCAACCGGCAGCGCCTCACCACTGCCATACCCGACTAGCAACGATACGTCGAACGTGGCGGTTCTTTTGGGTGAAGCGGGCGCGGTCGTCGAAAAGGATGTTACCGCCTCACAAATTTTGTTTGGCGCTTACAAGTATTCCAGCGGAATGATTAAAGTCTCCGTTGAGTTGGCGCAGGACTCAGCATTCGACCTGGAATCCTTTATCGCAAAGCAGATGGGCACGCGATTCGGACGCAAGTTTGAAGACGTGTTCATCAACGGAACCGGCTCTGCACAGCCCACCGGCTTGCTGACTGCTATCGATGCATCCGGCATAACGCCAATCGTTGCGGCTGGCGCAAACGCAAACAGCGGCAACGCCGGCGACACTTCGGTTAACAGCATCGGCTGGGCGGACGTAGTCAACTTGGAGCACTCGGTTGACAAGGCATACCGCGCTGGCGCTTCTTACATCATGCACGATGCAACCGTTGCGGCCTTGTCTCGCGTACTCGACAAGTTTGGCCGTCCCCTGTTCGTACCTGGACTCGGCGGAGATGTGGACCGCGTCAACGGATACCCCGTTGTTGTGAACAATGCCGTCCCGCAAATCGGCGCCTCGAATGTTGTGATGGCATTCGGTCCGCTGGAGAAGTACTTGATTCGCCGCGTGAAGGACGTGCAAATTCTGACGCTCCGGGAACGTTTCGCGGATAGTCTTCAAGTTGGCTATTTGGGATTCGCCCGAATCGACGCCAATCTTCTCGACGCAGGCACGCATCCGTTCAATGTTTTGCAAATGCACAGCTAAGTTTTAGCTGCCAACCCTTAACCCGAACAGCCCCAGGTCTAAACGCCTGGGGCTTTTCCTTTGGCGCGGGCCGTAACATGCCGAGCCATTTTGTGCGGCGTTCACACGCGCCGGACGCAACGCCAGCCGTGCCATACGGCCCTCCTAGCGCCCGGCAACTTAAAGTGAGGCATCTTGAGCACCACACCGAACCTTTTAATCGCACACGTCTCGGCCAGCCAGAACAACAAAGAAGTGACAGTCAACACTGCCCTTGACGACATCGATGCGGCGCTTTGCGGGAGCAAATCCATTGGCATGTCCGATGCTGATTACACCGTCTCGCAATCTGACGGCATCGGGCACATGCTACTCACGTTCACCGGCACGCTGTCGACTGACCGGCACGTCATCCTCCCTGCAAACAGCAAACCTTACATCGTCCGCAACGAAACGATTGGCAGCCCGTCGTCCTTCAATCTCATCTTCAAAGTAGGAACGGGCACCCTCACCGTCACCATCAGCGACAGCAACCCACACCTACTTTTCTGCGACGGCGTCAACTCGGTCTACCAAGTCAGCTAAGGAGACAAATTGCTCATTCCTGAGTCATCGATTCAGAAGTGTGGTCACGGCGTCTACTTGGCATCAAAACAGGAAATTAACAGTGACAAGGCCCGCTATTGTGGCTGGTGTACGCCATCGCTGGACACTGGCAGCACACAATTTGAATGGGACGCTCTTGTGGCAAAGAACGACGTTCTCAAGCGCGTGTTTGACGCAACGGCCTGCCCCAAGTGTGGCAGCGAAACTCACTTCGTTGAAGGCCGGCACTGGGTTTGCAGTGAATGTAAAAACGAGTGGCGACCGCCGAAGCATCTTCGAAATTCCAAGGCGCTTGTAAGCATCCGAAGGACAACATGCTAGGAGAACACAACGACCTCCACGAAGGGTTAAGCCAAGTTGGCTATGAAGACTTCGACCGGATGCACCGTACGGGTCGTGCGTTTCGCAATCCGCGCTGGATACCGCAATGGGCTTTGAACGATAAGAAGGTGCGTCTCGTTGTCTACAACTATGTGTACAACTACGTTTCAGCGGTCATGCGCAGTGCGCCAAAGCCCGGCTCGTCTTTGATGGAACTCGAAAACTTGGCTCGAACAGAAGCACGCGCGAAGCTAGAGAAGCGCGCAGCGAATCCAGCCGACTTTGAACGGCGAAACATTCAGGAGCACTTGCGCACTTCCGAGAACGGCATCGCTTCACGCGCGACGCTGCTTATCTATAAGGCTTACCGGGAACGCTTGAAGGGTGTGGACATAGCCGAAATTATGGAGATGACGCCGGGCGCTGTTCGTCAAAATTTAAGCCGATTAAACAAAATTGCCCGCAGACTCTTCCTCGAAGAAGATTGCTTTCCTCCGCAACACAACACAATTCCGGTCAGTGAATTCAAAGCCAACCGTCGAATTCGGTATAAGAAGTACCGGCCCGCGTCGGAGAACAAGGCTCTTGCTGAGAAGACTTCTATCGAGCAGGTCAGGGAACTCGCGGCGCAGTACAACGCCGGAACCCATTTGAAAGAGCTGTCGGTGGCAACCGGCATTCCGATTGCGACCATCTATTGGAGGCTAAAGAAGTTTGGCCTTATATCATCGCTGCGACACAACAAGGGACAGTTTAAGAAAAGGACCCAGGTTACGCCCGAGCTGCTCGAGCTCGCAGAGAAGCGCAAGCAGGGCGCGACATACGTCGAACTCGCCGCCACAGCAGGGATAACAGGTGCTGCCGTGCGCTACCGGCTAGTAAGTCAGGGGCTTGTATGAGCGACCTCATCACAGTAGACGTAAAGGGAATCGGCCAGCTCAAGTTGAATATGGAAGCGTTTCAAAAAGAGTTGGTGATGGGTCTTGAGGCCGTGCTGCAACCCGCGGCGGAAGACGTGCGCAAAGAAATTGTTAATCAAGCCCCGGAAGACACCGGCTTTATGAAGAAGCACGTTGATGTTGTGATGACCCGCAACGCAGACAACATGAAAGCGTACATCGGCCCGAACCACACCGCCGTCTACCCGCCGAAAGGCCAGAAGAGCAAAGGTGAGCCAGCAGTCAAGGTAGCAAAAATATTGGAATTCGGCCGCAGGGGCATAGCTGTTCGCGACGTGTGGGAATACCTAACTGGCAAGAAGGCGGGACAAAAGCGAAAGAAGCCGCTCAAGAAGAAGTACAAAACTCGTCTTGGCGGCAACGCTTTTATAACACGGGCTTGGGAATCGCGGAAGGCATCCGTCGAGCAGAAAATCCGCTCCGGGGTAGCTGCGCTGATTGCAAGGTTCAGGGCTACTAGCTAGAGAAGGGTAACCAGAAAAGAAAGCCCCTATCCGAGGATAGGGGCTGTTGAGTTATACTTCTAGTGTCAGATTTTTAAGTACCCACCACGGACCGCACCAGCGCCCTCGCGAAGGATAGCTGGCGCGGTCCTTCCGGTTCAGGCCCCCGCTGTCGGTGAGTCTTGCGTTGGACAGCAGGGGCTATTGGTCCTTGTCATTGTTGCCTCACAGCTCTTTCCGGAAGTCATTTCCCGTCACCAGCAGCCTGAGCGTTTACGTCCGCCTCTTGCACTGCATCCGCCGCTTGCGCGCCGCCTTTCTTGCGGCCTCGCTTCACAGTGGTATATTTCGTCAGCGTATACAGCTCCTGGCCGGGCGCTTTGACCACGTCCCACGTGCTTCGCGCTAGAGACATGGCAAGAGCCTCACGAGTGACACTTTGGGCGCCGCCGCGAACGATGGCGTCCATGATGTCGTCCAGCGACGAGGCTACATTTTTCTTCTTATCCATGTACTTCTTTGCAGCTTCAATGGCATCCATGCCGATGAACTCACCGGGCTGGACGCTCACCGTGTCAACGTCACCGATGAAGCCAAAGATTTCGGAGAGGGAACTCTTGGGCGCTTCGGCGAGGCCCTCGATGGTGTTTAGCGCAGTGAAGAGTTTTTCGACTTCCGCCCACGAAGCGGTTGCCTTTATCACCGCGACGTGGCCTGTGATTTGAGTTTTGAGTTTTTCAATCGTTTCATCAAAAGTGCTCATCGTTCGCCAACCTCATTTGGCTTGCTTACAGTGTATCAGATGATGGCTCTCAAAGGTTGGTTGCCTGCCTCAAAATATCTGTGGATATTTTGTGTCTCTGTAAGTGCTTATGGGACAGTGACTTAGTGAGATTCGAGAGTAGTATGATGAGGCGTCGCATTGAAAAATGCACTTGACATAGCACTTGCGGAGGCCAAAGCAAAGGGCCGAACCCGAAGGCCCGGCCCGTTGTCCCTTGCTTGCGACTTGCTGCCGCTACTGCTTTCGTAAGCAAATGAAGACTTCTGAGCCCTCCTTTTCTGCCAAGTTAACCCACGCCCGTTGCGCAAGCCTGTCGCTAAGTAAGAGTAGCCGGGCGTTTTGTTTTGTCATCGTCCAAACCATTGTTTTGCGCGTCACCCCAACCAAGTACTCTGTGTTTGCTAAAGGGCTACGAGCGAGCACTACCCGGACAGGTGGCTCTTCCACTTGGTGTGCGCGTGTTGCCCATTGCGGCAGATGTACTGGCTGGTTTAGGTCCATCGCCAGGAACGTGCTCGCAAGCCACGGATAGATGCCGTACAGCGCAGCAACCAAGACTCCGGCCAGCAGGACGAGCATGACCAAGCAACAAAGGCCAAGAACTGCGGCGAATAAAATGTAAAGTGCCAGCACTATTCCACCTCCCTGCAAAATTGCTTAAGGATGTTCGAAGCAACTTTAGTTTTGAAGACTTCGAACAGCGAATCGCTTGCGAGGGTGTGGGCACGAATTGCGGACGCGCTAACCTTGGACACTGGAAGAGCGAGCGACGTGCCCGTTGAAAGGCTAGTGAACAGACAGAGGGCTTCAACTACCCTGCCAGTTTTCTTGATGCGGAACGCAGGGAACGTGCCCGAGTAAGTTGCGACGCCGCTAATGTGAACCATCGTTTCGAGCAGGTGGCTTAGTGGTGCGCTCACTTGGACACCGCCTTTTCGGCTGGCGGAGTGACGGTAAGTTTTCCAGTGAGCGTGTTGATATGGAACAGCGTCCCATCGCTTAGAAGGAAGCGCTGATAGTGGCCGTTCTTTCCGGATTGCTTGAGGACCTGTTTTTCAACTGCCCGCTTGCCTTTGTATTGGCGAACGATGTCGTCCACTTGATTCTGTGTGAGTAACTGCTTCATCGGTAAATCCTCCTGAAGGAAGATTCACCTCTTCATCGGACAGATGGCTCCTAGATTTTGGTAGGAAGTTAGTACTGGCTAGAATCTACCTGTGGACGTACTGGAACGTAATGGTTGGAGGCAGCGTGTGGGCTGCAACGCTCTGAGGCTACTGGACTTGTTTGGAAACATTGTTCTTTCGACTCCCACACGCTTCCGCCATTTTCAGCCTGGAGTGTCCCAGAACCCCATTTCTGGCCAGGGATCAGCAACTGTCCGGTAACAGCTGTGTTTTG